GGGCCTGGACGATGGACAGCGCTTCACGGCGACGGCGAGAGCTGGCACGTCACGATGGGCAGGCAACGTCCTGCTCGATCTAGACTTGGGTGAAGGCGCTGCAAAGTCGGTGCTGCGAGCGTGGTTAAAGAGCGGCGCGCTGTTCACTGATCAGTACAAAAACCCCGTCCGGCGACGTGACGAAAAGGGACTGTTTGTTGATTTCTCAAAGATGCCTGGAGGTGAAATATGAGCCAAATATGGGGTTGTTTTGAGAAGTGCGATAGCGCGCGCTTTGCGCGCAGAAAGTGCGCAAAAATGGGTGCGCGCAAAGATTCCCGTACTAGTATAGTGCGCACGCGCACGCCAAGTGCTTTTGTGCGCACTTGGCGCGCAGTTAGCGCGCACACTATCCCTACACGAGCGCCTTTGAGCGCAGTGAAATATAGGCCCTGCAGGGTCGCGGCTCCGGCTGTTTTCTCACCTCTCCGGCCGGAGCCGCACCATGAATAAATTAGACTTGAGTGAGGTTAGTCAGGAGCCGTTTGCATTTGCGACCAGGGAGACGCTGCAGCGGTCGCGACCGGAGCCGTTGCTCGTTTGGGCGCAGGATAAGCAGCTCAACTCGGTGCTGCTGGAGAGCGCTCATATGATCCGCAAGGCTGTTACTTATCTGCGAGCTGATGTTGCACAGACGGGTGTTGATTATATGAGCCTCGATGTTCCTGGCGGGACGCGGCGTAGCGTTAGTGATGAGAGGGAGCCGCGTGAGGTTAAACGGTATTTAGTCTGGACGAGAGAAATGCTAGAGAGGCGTGGGAGCGGCGCACATGCGCTTGTCGTTAATTGTATCATGGAGGGTAGCGCGTGCCCGTTGGCGCTAATGAGGAGCGCTTTAAAGAGGTTCTGAGGCATATGGATATCATCGTACTGCTAGTTAAGCTCATACAACATATTGTGTGACATATAACCATTTGACACCATATCTGGTATTGGGGTAGGATCGTGGCCGAGGACGTGCGTCTAAAACGCGCGTCTTTTTTTTATGGAGTGATGATGCCGAGACCAACCAAACGCACGCCTGAGATAGTCGCCAAGATCCTTGAGCGCTTTGGCGCTGGTGAGGCGCTTGTCCACATCTGCAACGGCCAGGGCGATTACCCTGACCAGAAGCGTTTCTGGGCGTGGCGGCAGGAAGACATCGAGCTGCAAATTCGGTATCAGGATGCTCTTTTATTAAATGTCGAGGCGCAGTTGGAGAAAAGCGAGCAGTTGATGGAGGCTGCGACAACGCGGGATGAGATTCTGAAGGCCGACAAGACGCTAAACCATTATCGGTGGAAGAGTGAGAAGCTGCTCAAGGCGTTTAAGCCGGAGCTGAAGTCGAGCGTGGAGCTGAGCGGAGCTGTCGGACAGTTTACGATTGGTTGGGCCGACGACAAGGACGACGAAGAGAAGCCGGTCGAGGCTACCGAAAATCATACACATCAAACGCCAGCCTCGCGCGCGAACCTTGCAATTAACTGACCCGATTGAGCTGCATCAGATAAACTATCTGGCGCACTGCCAATGATATCAATGACTTAGATGGTTTGAGTCTGCTCGGAGTCTGCTCGATCGGGAGAAACTGAGGATTCGGCCCCCCCTTTCGCGATCGGCACCCCCTGCAGCGGCGCGGCTGGGGGCAGCGCTAACGGTAGGATACAAACGGACTCGTCAAACACATGGCCCCAACGCACATAACGATCCCATATAAGCCGCGCCCGTTTCAAAAGCAGTTCCATGAGAACGCACGCCGCTGGAACGTCGCCGTATGCCACCGGCGCGCAGGCAAAACATACATGGCGGTCCACTGGCTCATACGCGGCCTTGTGGAGTGCCCGCACCCCAACCCGATTGGCTGTTATATCGCGCCGACGTTTAGCCAAGCGGAACGCATTGCATTTGAGTATGTACGCCAAGCGACCGAGATGTTCCCAGGCGTCAAATACAACAAAGCGAAATTACGGGTTGAGATCCCGATAGGCGACCGAAACAAGATCACGATCCACCTGCTCAGCGGCTCCAACGACTCCAGCGAACAGATTCGCGGCTTGGCGCTCGATCAGGTCATATTTGACGAATATGCGGACATCCCCGCAAAAGTGTTCCCACAGATCGTGAGACCAGCTCTGGCAGATCGGCGTGGCAATTGCCTCTGGATCGGCACCCCCAAGGGTGATGACGCGTTTAAGGCGATATACGACAAGGCGGTTAAAGAGGTCGCTGCTAAAAACCCTGATTGGCACTGCGTTTACCTGCCAGCCGACAAAACGAACAGTTTGAGCAAAGCGGAGCTGAAAGAGCTGCGCGACCAAATGTCGGACAACGAATATAGAGCCGAGCTGCTATGCGATTGGGGTGCCCACATCACCGGCGCATACTACGGCGAGCAGCTCAGTAAGGCAGAAGCCGAGGGAAGAATAGGCAACATCCCGCACGACGAGACCATGCTGGTAAATACGAGCTGGGATCTCGGCGTCAGAGACAAAACCAGCATCATCTTTTGGCAAGAATCGGCAGGCGCGAGCATCCGGCTTATCGACTGCTACCAAGCCTCCGGCGAGGGTCTCGCACACTATGTGCAAGTGCTGCAGCAGCGCGCATTCGATAAAGGGTACAGTTACGGCGACCACCTGTTCCCACACGACACCGACACCCGTGTCCTGGCAGCAACCGCCCAACGCCGCAGCGACATATTAAGGCAGCTCGGCATCATGCCAACCATCGTGCCCATGCGAAAGGTGGCCGAGGGCATCGAGGCCGTGCGAGCGATACTGCCGAGAACGTGGATTGATGAGGAAAATTGCAAAGAGGCGCTCAGCGCCCTTAAACAGTACCGCGTGAAGGAGAGCAGCGGCCTGCCGCTGCACGACGTGAACAGCCATTTCGCCGACGCCATGCGCTACTTAGCAATCGGCTATCGCGAGGGCATGAGCAGTTTCGGCAGCTATAGAAAACCCTGGGATCAACCGCTGGAATATGAGAATCCGGCCCAATTTGTTTGAGGAAAGACACATGCCAAAAGTAGGTGGAAAGTCATTTGCGTACACGGCCAAGGGTAAAAAAGCTGCCAAAGCGTATGCCAAAAAGAAGACTAAGAAGAAAACCGCAAAGCGAGCGTAATGGCGGGCCTGCTATCTGACCATTTTGAGGATCTGCAGTATCGCGGCGCGATATTGCCATTTGGCAGAACGAAAAAGGGTAGCACAGTATTTGCGACGCCAGGGCTGCTAGTAGACGCCATCAAGTCTATGGAGCTGCCAGGGCGCGCGCTGCGCGGCGAAAACATATCGGCCGACGACGTCACAAAAATGGCAATGGACACGATGGGCGGTGGCGGTTTGTTGAGCCGCGCAGTACCGACCGGCGACGTTGGCGGGCTGTTAGGCATCAACGTCTTCCACGGCGGGCCAAATAGATGGGCACCAGAGCCAGGGTTTCCGCAAGGCCGTCCACGTCTAGACAAGATGGGAACCGGCGAAGGCGCTCAAGCGTATGGGCATGGGTTTTATAGTGCGGAAGCGCCTGGAGTTGCAACGGGGTATAGGGACGCATTGCAACGCATGGGCAACCCATCTGTTAAAGACAGAACAGGCAGTTTTAGTGAACTATTGTCAAAGTATTACCCCGCAAGTGAAGGTAAATATTCACAACAAGTTGAGGTTAATGGGCTTGTCTTTCAAGGACCAGATCAGGTTGTTGATGGGATCAAAGGCGGTTTAATAAAAAAGGGCGACGTGCCAGATGAAATATTTAGCGCGGCACAAACATTTTTAGAACCTGGCACCCTCTACAAACTCGACATCCCCGACGCCGACGCCGCTAAATTTTTAGATTATGACGCGCGGATAAAAGATCAGCCGAAAGAATTGCGGGACGCTTTATTTGGCGCGTTAGAGGATTTGCAGGGTTTCAAACAATTAATACCTGCCGAAAAATCAACATTAACAGGGCAACAGCTTTATCAAAAAATTGTAGATGCTGCCGAGAGTGCAATAAGTTCACACCCCGACGCCTGGCTACCATCTGCCAAACGAGCTTTACAGCAGGAAGCCGCATCCGAAGCTCTTCGCAAAGCTGGCATCCCTGGCCTCAAGTATTTCGACCAAGGCAGTCGCAGTGGTTCAAATAAATCAGTATTTGTGGATGGCGCAGACGTTAGAGATTCGAGGTTTGTTAGTGAGCAATCAGCGGCAGACATTTATTTAAAACACGATGGCAATATCGAAAAAGCATTAAATGAAGCAAAACAAAAATTTGCTGATTTAAATGCTAATGCCAAAGACACGCCGCAGTGGTTTAGTGCGAGAGACACGATGCGTGTTTTAGAGAGCTGGGGTGATGATCCTGGCGTCTTAACAATTAAAGATGTCGGCACCCGCAACTACGTCACCTGGGACCAAGACGTCCTAGACCGCACCAAAATTTTGGAACGACAATGAAAACCCGCATTCACGTCAATCAGCATGTCGTAAAAGCAAATCGCAAGACAGGTGCGTGTGATCCGGTGCTTACGGTAAAAACCTACAAAGAAAATAATTATGCGCATGAGGTCTCAATCGATGGACCTAGCAAGGTAATTTATCGACCAGACAAGCCGCTAAGTTGTGGTGCCCACGTTTGGATCGAAACCGAGAATAACGTGGAAATTATAGATTAATGCCCAACATTTATGACCGATACTTACCGACCGGCCTGCTCGATATGGCACGCGATGCCTATCAAAAGCCAAGTACCTTTTTTAAAAAGGCAACCGGCCCATTAGGTGGATTGTTGGGGACCATACCCGAGTTTTTGCCAGGAGCTGGCATGTATGAGAGCCAAGGGTACGGCAGGCAAGCGGAAGATCAGTTTAGAAGGAATAATTACCTTACCGCTCTAGGTCTATTAGCCACGGGCATGGGCACGGCAGCGCTTGAGCTGGTGCCAGGGGGCGCAGCAGCCGGTGGAGCTGCAAGAGTAGCCCGACGCGGCGCACGCCAGCAGCAGCCAACGATGCCAAGCGCTATGATGAGGGAAGAGACGGGCGGCGGTTATCAAGGTAGCCCACCGCCGGTGCCAAACGAGTCAGCGACGCGTGGAATATTAGGTACGCCTGATTTGCGTGAACTAACCAGCAAGGAAGCTGTTGTTGCAGCGCGATCCGAGCCTCATCTAATGCAAGATAAAACCGGTCAATATATTGGCGCTCCGCGAGGCGTAAGAACGCGCAAACAGATCGAAGAGATGCGCAAAAAATTCGATGCCGAGGTTGAAAAAGGCATGGCGGGGGCAAATTGGTACACAAGGGCACGCGCCTTTAACAGAGAAATTGCAGGTCCATCAGCAGACAGGCAGAGTCTTGCAGCATCTGAGGAAGCTCTCTGGTCTGCGCAGGCTAACCCAGATACCAACATGGGTTTCATGTTGCTAGGCCATAATGCTTATGAGGCGGGTGTGCCCTTGTCGCAGGTACGCACGGGCGCTCAAGCGCGCAATTACAATGAGGCGCGAGCGCAGGGTGTTAACCCCAGGTTGGGCAAAAAAACTGGTATCTATGGTCAACATCTAGATCCTACAAGAGTAGAAGCGACGACCGGCACCAATGATATTTGGCACGCGCGGCAGTTTGGTTACACAAATTCGGATGGCAGCACGTTCTCACGCGCGTTAAGTCCACAGGAGCATCGTTTCTTAGATTATGAGACGATGCTTGCCGTAGATAGGGCACAGAAACGCGGTATGGGCGGCAGGAAAGATTGGCGCGCATCTGAAATACAAGCCGCGCCTTGGGTATCAGGAAAGGGAAAAGCAGAGGCCGCGCGTCGCAATTTAAGCGAGGAAGAGGGCGTGGCAATCGCGTCAAAAACCTATCCAGATTATGGGCCAAAATATACAGCCTATGGCACGTCTGAGCAGGTGCCTGGAAAATCCACCGGATTGCTGGACGAAGTCCAGGCGTCGAGTTATCCAGCAAAAGAAAAATTTTCGGAAAAGGCAAGCTGGGTTGATGAGACGGGCAGAGACCCAATTTATTCAGACCTGGGGATGTATGTGCGGCGCTCTGATCAGGGGCCAGGATATTATATAAATTCCGAGGGCAAGCCGGAAATTAATCCGGTTACGGTAAGTAAGCCGCTTGTTTCTTACAGAAAAGACGCAGAAGGTCTTTTAGAAATTCCTAAAACTGACACGGCAGCAATGGACGCCGGAGAGGCTGTGCGCGGTCTGCTTGATATGCAAGAGGGTGCGGCGTGGAATAAAATCATTACCCACGACGTCAAGGGCCCAGATCGGTCGTCTCTTGATATAAACATGGGCCGCTTGCTCAATAAAAAGGAATTGGCAGCAGCAAACGAGGTAGCGTCCAAACACGGCTTTGGCATGGCTAATACCGAAAACGGTGTAGCATTTTTAGATTTTGAAGACCGGACCTTTAGTGAGGTTGGTAAAATATTAAAAGGTGGCCTTGCTGATGAAATCAATAAAGCCTTACCAGGGGCAGAGGTTCTGCGCGGCAGATTGCAAAGCGGGTATATTGATCAAGCAGAAAATTTAGCCAAGGAGCTGGAAGGCAGCGGCCGCGCCACCAAACAAATGGTTTCTTATCTAGAGGAGCTAAAAAAGGTAGCGCCGGAATATTTTGAAAAAATACTCGACAGCGAGGGCGTATCTAAAAAAGCCCAGGCCAACCTTGACCGCTTAATTGAGTATGGCGGTAAAGGTCAGCGCAAGGACTATGAAGAACTGCTTAAAATTGTAAGCAAAGGTAAGCTAAGAGGCTTGTTGAAACGCATTGCCTCTAGCGGTTATCGAGGTCTTCCGGTAGTTGGTGGGGCTGCAGTAACGGGAAGCTTGATGGCCGGAGGCGACGATACTGCTCCAGAGTGAGCCTCTCGCCTTCTTTGAGCCAAAAACGAGCCACGTCGCCATCTTCATTTAAATGCACGAACATGCCCTTTTCATATCTGTCTGGGTATGCTCTGCGGTGCCACTTATTATACTTTTCGATCATTTCGCGGCTCATCCGCGAACTGACAAAAGCAGGTCCATCATCACTCATTAGGAGATCTCCTCTCTTTAGTGCTTTAGGCGGGATGCCAAGGCGCACAAGCTGAAGTTCAAATGCCTGCGTAATTTATACCTGACCCCAACCTAAAAGGAAACACCCATGAGCCTACGAATGGAAGCGGCAATACAAGACCTGACCCGACGCATTGAGGCGCTCGAAGCCGCCGCACGACCGGCCAAGATCGTAAAGCCAAAGCACCTGGGGTTCGGTAAGTGGGGCCTGCAGGACAACAGCGGCCAGCTCATAGACAGTGGTCCATATAGCAAGGAAGCCGCCCAAAAGGCAGCGCAAGTCGAGGCATAAATGGCAAGACGCAAGAAGGTAACAACGCAGGCACTTAAAGCTATCATCAGCGACGGCCTGCGAAATAGCGCTGGCTACTATGGCGGCGAGCTGCAGCGGCGCAGAGAGAAGGCGCTTGAGTATTATCTCGGCTACCCGATGGGCAACGAGATCGAGGGCCGCAGCCGCGTAATTAGCACTGATGTCATGGACACGGTTGAGAGCATGTTACCCAGCCTGCTCAAAGCATTTACTAGCACAAACGACGTTGTGAAGTTTGAGCCGGTCGGCCCCGAGGATGAAGCCGCCGCAGGCGTGGTCAGCGACTACTGCAACCACATATTTTTAAAAGACAACCCAGGCGTCATGCTGCTGCATGAGGTGTTTAAAGACGCGCTACTTTCCGGCTTTGGATGTCTCAAGACGCAATGGGTGGAAAAGACAGACGTCACGACCGAGATGTATGAGGGCCTGACCGATGAGGAAATGGTCCTTATGCTCGCGGATAGAGAGGTCGAGGCGGTTGAGCATACAGTAACCGAGGAGCAAGTTAGCCTGGGGTCAGACGACTTGAGCCTCGAAGCTCCCGCCTCGCGCTCACACGATCTGAAGATCCGGCGCAAAAAGAACACCGGTCGCGTGGTCATTGAATCAGTTGCGCCCGAGGACTTCTTTATCGAGCGCCGCGCACGCACTTTAGAGGAAGCTAATTTCGTTGCGCACCGCGCACGCTACACGGCCAGTGACCTCGTCGCGATGGGCTACAAGAAATCAATTATCGACAACATCCCGTCGGTAAGTGATGAGCATCTCGGAACCGAGCAGCTCCTGCGAGAGGGCTTAGACGATAGTGACTTTGGCAACTACCAAGGCGGCGAAGACGCACACGACCCCAGCCGCAGAGAGATTTATCTATACGACACATATGTGAAGGTAGATAGAAACGGCGATGGTATCGCCGAATGGGTGAGGGTACTGGCTGCAGGTTCAGGTGCTTACGAGATATTAGATGAAGAAGAAGTCGCGGAACCGCCTTTCAGTTGCCTCATTCCTATCCCAATGCCGCACCGGTTTTTCGGCATGTCTCTCGCAGACCAGCTCTTCACGATCCAAGACATCAAGACCAGCCTTTGGCGCAACTATCTAGACAGCGTCTATATCGGCAATAACCACCGTCATGAGGTGGTAGAGGGCATGGTCAACATGGACGACATGTTGAACAGCCGCCCAGGCGGTATCGTGCGCGTCAAACAGCCTGGGATGGTGCGCGAGCTGCAGCATTCGCCGGTCGGCCCGAGTGTGCTTGAGGCCATGCGTTATGCTGATGAGGTTAAAGAAGTGCGCACGGGCGTGACAAAGAACGCCCAAGGTATCCACCAAGATCAGCTCAACCCCAACGCGACCGCGACCGGCGTCAAGCTCATGCTTGGTATGGCGCAGCAGCGCATCGAGATGATCGGCCGCATCTTCGCAGAGGGCGGCGTCAAAGATCTGTTTAGCAAGATCCTCAAGTGCGTTGTCATGCACCAGCAGCAGGAGCGCATGGTCAGGATTCATAATCAGTGGGTGCCAATGGACCCAAGAAACTGGGACACACAATACGACGTCACCATCCAAGTCGGTCTAGGGTATGGCAATGATGAGAAACGCGCCTTGGCCCTGACCAACGTCATCAATGCGCAAAAAGAGCTGGCCGGAAACATGGGCTTTGGCCCTGGCTCAATCGTCAGCAGGCAGAACGTATACGCCAGCCTCACAGATCTGACCAAAGAGGGCGGCATCGATGGTGCCAAGTATTTCACCCAGCCTGCGCCCGACGGCTCAGACATGCCGCAGCCACAGCCTGATCCAAACCAGACGTTTATGGAGAACCAGCTCAAGATCGAGGGCGAGAAGTTAAACGTGCGACGCGAAGAGATCCAGGCCGAGCAGGCGCGGAAGATGCAGGAGCTGGAAGCTGAGATGCAGATGAAAGCGCAGGAGCTGGAGATGAAGATGGCCGAGATGAACCAGCGCCTAGCTATCGAGCGTGAGAAGATAGCGGCCAACATCGAGCAGACCGCAGCCAAGATTGCGGCTGACGCGGAAGCCGGTGCCAGCAAGCTGGCCGTCGAGGCTGAGATGGCACGCGAGCGCTTAGAGCATGAAACTTTCGAGGGTGATAAGGACCGTCTATCATGAGCCTACTCGATCCCTGGCGGCAAGCACGCGCCGACATAATCGCATCACGTCCGACCTATACGCCGTTCTACACCCCTGGTGACTACGCCGTCACCGTCGGCAACCCAGACACCGACATGGTCGATCAGGTTTCCCCAGAAGTCTTGCCGCAAGTGGTGCAGCGACAGAATGAGGTAATGGACGACGGCGGCATTGATGGGCCATCACTGTACGACGTACACGGCCGAGGCATTGCAGTTGATCCGAGGCCAGATCAAAAATTAGGCGTTGCAGCAGTTGACAGGTTTCCTACGCCAGCCGGATTGTTAGATGAGCCAAATAACCCTGGCTACGGCATGACCTACGGTACAGGGCAGGGGCCGGTCAATGATTATGCGCAGGAAGATTTAACGTCATACTACGAAGCGGCACCAGGGCCTGTCGGCGGTTACGGCGTTCCTGGCGCAATGACGATGGCAAATATGACCCCTAGCGGCGTTACCTACGACGAAAGTGGCCGCGCATACGCGCCAGCTCTTGACCCAAGAGATGAGCCGCCAAGCCTACTAGAAAGCATGGGTCTGGTTGCATCAAAAGACACGCGCGGCGGTGAATTTGACACACTGGGCCAAAGCCTTCTTGATCCAGAAATCGCAGACGCGCGCAATTTGCGCGACGGTGCCTCTTTCTTGGCCCAAGGGCTTCCTATGGGCACCTTATTTTCTCACATGATTGGCAGCAGTCGCGCCGGTGATTTATCTGAGGTTGGCCCCTACGGTCGCGACTCATTTGGCAATTATCGATTCAACGCCTCCGGCCCGATGGGCACGTTAATGGCACCGCTCGGCGAGCTTATGGACAACAACGATTTCTCTGGCCGCTATGGTTTGGGCACCGTCGGCAATACCGGCATCTCAGCAACGCCAGCAATGTTTAATGACGACGGCACGCCCAAGGGCGGCGCATTTGGCTACGGGCTAGGATTTAAACTCGACGGCACCTTTGGAAGCCTTAACGCCGTGGATGCAAATGATCAGCTAGGCATCGATGACCAAATGGGCCGCGCTGGTTTTGAAGGCGACGATACCGGCACCGCAACCGGCACCACCGCGATGGGCGATACTTATAGCGCATCCGGCATGACCGGCGGCATTGAAGACCATTTTGGCGATGACGGCGACGGCGGCGGTGGTGGCGGCGATGGGTGTGTAATCGCAACTCACGGCGTCAAGACTGGCGGCTTTTCGGAGCGCGACAAGGCCAAAGCCGAGGTTTGGTGCCAGAAAAAATATCACGGCAAATGGTGGGGCGAAATTTTCCGCAAGGGTTATCAATACCTGGGCAATCGCGCCATCGAGCGTGGCAAAGCCCAAAAATATTATGGCGAATTTAAGGCGTTCATTGCCTACGGTCGCGGCCTTAAGCCAGGGCTAAAACACGCCATCAATTACTACCTGCGCACCGTGCAATTCTTTACCACCGGCGCAGCTCTGACCGGCGTGGAACAGTTTCAGAAACTGCGAAAGAAAATAAATGACCTTAGAAACGGATAGACGGCGCGGCGACGCTGCGCGATTGGTGCTGGAAAATGAGGTTTTCCAAGAAGCCTTTGCAGATCTAGAACAGGCCATCTTTGAAGAATGGAAAACAAGCGACGACGTGGACGTGCGCGAGAGCCTTTGGCTCATGCTGCAGATCGTGCCGCGCTTTCAATCAGTGTTTATCAGTGCCGTGAGCAACGGAGCTGTCGCGAATAAGGAATTACAAAGGTTCATGAACTAGGAGATTTAATATGACCGATGAAACGGTGACACCGGCCCAGCCGGAAGCTGTGGAGGTAACCGACGTCCAAACGGCGTCAAACGCGTTACAGAGTCTACTGGATTTTGGCGGTGAGCCAGAGCAACCCAACGACGATGGCGCGCCTGCGGAGCAAAGCGAAGAGACCGCCACACCGGAACCGGAAGCGGACGAAAGTGAAGCTCCTGTCGCTGACGAAAGCGACTATTCTGCTGACAACGAAGAAACCGAGGTGCAAGCCGCCGAGGAGCCTGCCGAGTTCTACGAAGTCACTCTCCCAGGTGGCGAGAAAGCGGAGGTCACCCTCGATGAATTGCAGCGAGGCTATTCGCGTGAGCAGGATTATACTCGCAAGACTGAAGACCTTGCGGGCCAACGCCGAGCGTTGGCGGCTGAGCGCGAACAGGCGCAACAAGCCGTCGAACAGAACCGGCAGCAATATGCCCAGCGTCTGCACGAACTAGCGCAGACGGTTGGGGTTAACTTACAGGCCGAGCAGAGTACGGACTGGGATCAGCTCAAAGAGGAAGATCCGGTCGAGTTTGCGACGCGATGGGCAGACCATCAGCGCAAGCAAGAACAGTTCCGCACAGCTCAAGCTGAGCTGCAGCACTTTCAACAGGAAGAGCAGCAGAAAATGGCGCAGCAACATCAGCAAGTATTGGCAGAGCAAAGCCGACGTCTTGCCGAGGCGCTGCCTCAGTATGCGGATGAGGAAAAAGGTGAGCAGTTCAGAAATGACCTGCGCAGCTTCCTCAAAAATAACTACGGTGGATTTAATGACAACGAGATTGGCTCGGTCGTCGATGCCCGTCACGTTCAATTGATCCATGATGCCATGCAGTGGCGCAAGCTGCAGGATGGCAAGACAACGACCGAGAAGAAGGTGCGGCCGTTGCCAAAAGTGGTTAAGCCGTCAGCACAGGCCCAAAAGGTTGACACCGACGCCGAGCAAATTGCTGCTAAAATGAAACGGGCAAGGAAGTCAGGAAGCGTCAGAGACGCTGCCGACGCTCTTGCCGATATACTTTAGGAGTAAAGTGTTATGGCTCAACCCAGTAACGCTTTCGACACATATGATTCAAAGGGGAACAGAGAGTCGCTCTCCGACATCATTACGTCGATCTCGCCGATGGACACGCCGTTCATGTCCATGTGCAAACAAGCTAAAGCCACTGCAACTTATGAGGAGTGGATGACAGATACCCTCGCTTCCGCAAGCACGTCGAATGCGGTAATCGAAGGTGATGAAGCAACCCTGGACGCCTCAGTCGCAACTGTTCGCGTCGGAAATTACACACAAATTTCTGACAAAACAGTTGTCACGACCGGCACTCAGGAAGTCATTTCCAAGGCAGGCCGCAAATCAGAGCTGGCCTACCAAGTCGCGAAAAAAGGCAAAGAACTCAAGCGCGACATGGAAGCGACCTTGACTGCGAACCAAGCCCAAGTTGCGGGTAACGCAACAACCGCTCGTAAGATCGGTTCTTTGGGATCTTGGATTGCAACCAACGACGTGCTTGGCACCGGCTCAGCCGCCAGCCCCACGGGCGACGGTACGGACGCCAGGACCGACGGCACGCAGCGTGCCTTGACGGAAAGCCTTCTCAAAACAGCAATTCAAAACTGCTGGACCGAGGGCGGCGAGCCATCAATGGTCATGGTTGGACCGCACAACAAAACTGTGATCAGTGGTTTCACTGGTAACAGCACGCGGTTCGATGTTGGGGAAGACAAGAAACTGACGGCGTCGATTGACGTGTATGAGTCAGACTTCGGTGCGCTAGATATTGTTCCTAACAGGTTCAGTCGCGAGCGGGACGTTTGGGTGTTGGATAAGGACCATTGGGAAATCTCTTATCTCCGGCCCTTTAGCCAGCATGAACTCAGCAAGACCGGCGATTCCGAGAAGCGCCAGATGCTTGTCGAGTACACCCTGATCTCACGTCAGGAAAAAGCAAGCGGCATGGTTGCCGATTGCACGACCAGCTAATAGCTGATCACAACCAACCGAGAGGGGCGGTCCTAGTGACCGCCCTTTTCTTTTAAGCAGCCAGAACGCCCAGGCGTGGGTGACGGCCATAGGAGATTATCATGCGCACGCTAAACGACTATTTCATTCCTTTTAAAATCACTGACGTCTCAACCGCTGGTCAGGTATATGTGCCTGTTCCCGACGGGGGAAAGATCGTCAAAGTCATCACCGCTCTCAACGGCGCTATCGGTACAGCCGACGCTGTCCTGACGCTCAAGATTGGCGGCACCGCCGTCACCGGCGGCACAGTGACAATCACGCAATCCGGTTCCGCAGCGGGTGACGTGGACAGTTGTGTCCCGACAGCAGCCAATGAGGTGCTGGAAGACGGCTCCATTGAAATTGAAACAAACGGTGCCAGCTCCAACGCAATTAGCGTTGACGGCGTCATCATTGTAAGACGCTAGGAGCAAGATATGCACCCGTTTCACTCTTTCTCAAATGGCGCGGCTGGCGTATCAGTCACGTCAGGCGGTTCAAGTGCTGAAACGGCAATTCCAAATGATGCGAGCGGGTCAACCGCTCGCGTTGTTCGGATTGCTGCTAACGGCACTTGTCATGTTAAGCCGGTGCTTACTGGCACGGCTGCGACCGCCAATGACATTTTGATCCAGCCTGGAGACGCCATCTTCTTACACGTCCAAGGGTTCACGCACATTGCATACATTCAACGTGCGGCCGGTTCAGTCATAACAATTACACCGGTCGAAGTATGACCAACGATTGGGTCCAAACACGCTGGCACGAAGACGAGTCAGCCGGACAGGTAACCGTCGAGCGAGTGCAAGATGTTGAAGATATTATCAACAACAACAAGCGCTCGCTCAACGACGGCACGAATGGCTATAGCAAGTCCAAGGATCTAAAACGCGTCGCGTCGATCCCATTAGTCGTCATCGAGCAGTGGATGAAAGAAGACGGCGTCAATTTTTTGTCGCTGCAAGGAACAGATCGTCAAAAGTATTTGCGAAAGAAATTAAACGACCCCAACAACAGATGGCTGCGGACAAGCAGCGGCCGCATGTAGGAGCTGACAGTGGCGCTCAACAATTACACCAACATCAAAGCGGCGGTTGCTGACTATCTCGACCGGTCGGATCTCACAAACCAGATCACCGACTTTTTAACGATGGCCGAAAACCGTATTTATCGCGACCTGCGCGTTGCTGATATGGAAACCGCACTTAGCGCTACGATCAGCAGCGGCACGATTAGTGTGCCGTCGGGTTATGTTGAGGCCAAATACTTTTACATCGACACCAGCCCAGCTCAACCGCTGCAGCGTAAAAGTGTGTCATACATTTATGAGAACTATCCGACCCGCAGCTCGGACGCCAAGCCGGTGTATTACGCCAGGGAGGGTGCGAGCTTTATCTTTGGCCCGTTCCCCAACAGCGACTATACCGTCAAAGGCACTTACTATAAAAAGCTGACAGCTCTCGCGGCATCAAGCAACGAAACCAATTTCATAACTGAGGATCTCCCAGGCGCGCTGTTGTTCGGCGCACTGGTCGAAGCCGAGCCTTTTTTGCAAAACGATGAGCGTCTCGCCGTCTGGCAGTCGCGCTATGCCGAGATCATTCAAGAGGTGCAGGCCCAGGATGATGCAGAGGCGCTGAGCGGCTCACCGTTAGCGGTGACCGCGACGTGATCAGGTTTGGAGAATATCTCCCCGACCAGCCAGCATTCGGCAATCCAGGCGCAACCGTAGCCAACAACGTCATCCCGACGGCGATGGGCTATCGCGAGCTGAGCGCTATATCGGCGTTCAGCACGACGCCTCTCAATGCACGGGCACGCGGAGCTGGGTCAGGACAAGCGAGTGACGGCGCGGTGTATCTGTTCGCCGGTGACGGCACCAGCTTGTACCGGCTAAACGGCGCAGTGTTTGATGAGACCAACGACAGCTACACGCTGGCCGAGGATACCAATTGGCAATTCGCGCAGTTCGGCGACACCATGATAGCCGTGTGCCGCGATGAAGCGCCGCAGAAGTGGACCTTGGGCAGCAGCACGAGTTGGTCGGCCCTTGGCGGCTCACCGCCCAAAGCGAGGCACGTCGCAGTCGTGCGCGGCTTTGTCATGCTGGGCGACGCGGAATCAGGCGGCACGTCCTATCAGAACCGCGTCTATTGGTCAGGTCTCGATAACGCCGAGACGTGGACGCCAAGCCAAACGACGCAGGCTGATTTCAACGACTTTGTCGGCGGCGGCGGTGCCGTTACTGGGCTAGTCGGTGGTGAATTTGGGCTGGTGTTTCAAGACCGCTCAATCTTCCGCTTAGACTATCAAGGCACGCCACTAATATTTAGTTCTAATGAGGTGTCACAAAGTCGAGGCACCCAGGTCTCGGGCAGTATCGCAGCGCTCGGCCGCATGGTTTTCTTTTGGTCGGATGACGGCTTTTACATGCTGGAAGACGGCACTAAGACGACCGCAATCGGGGCCAATAAAGTAGACAAAACATTCGCAAATGATTTCGATCAGGCGTACCTGTCACGGGTTACAAGCGCCATCGATCCAATCAATCACTTATACATCGTCAGCTACCCAGGCAGCGGCCACACCAGTGGCACGCCCAACAAGCTGATTATGTACGATTGGGTCAATAATAAGTGGTCTACTGGCAGCTTTAGTCATGAGATAATCGCACGCACGCTGACAAGCGGTTATACCCTTGAAGGGTTAGACGCGATTGTCGACTCATCGACGGGTATCGATGGCATGGCCTTTTCGCTCGACAGTCGCGCCTGGATGGGCGGTCGGCTGCAGCTCACCGCATTTGATACAAGCCACAACCTAGCGCGATTTACCGGCACCGGCTTGGCGGCGACTATTGAGACGTCGGAGTTTCAGCCTCTGCCAGGGCGACGGTCATTTATAAATAAAGTGCGGCCCGTCATCGAGGGATCTGACGCCGTTGCTACGGTGCAAATGGCGAACCGAAATAAGGGCACCGAAACAGCTAGTTTTGGCAGTGCTGTGTCACTCAACACCTCCGGCGACGCGCCTGTGCGCGAAGACAATCGCTATCACCGCGTCAGGGTCAATATTAGTGGTGGGTTCGATCACGCTCAAGGGTGTGACGTTACCTGGAAGGGCCGAGGCGCTCGATGAGCAACCAGGGTTTCCTACCAGTACCGGTTTCGCATGGCAGCGACGTCGAACACCGACGCGTTATGAGCAATGCCATCAACGAGCTGCGCGACGGCAAGATCAACGCGACCGGCAGCGTCACGCTGACGGCCTCTGCGGCCTCTACAGCGGTGACTGATGCCAGGGTAGGCGGCAATAGCATGGTGCTTTTTATGCCCTCCACGGCTAACGCAGCGGCCGAGCAGGGGGCAGGCACCATGTATGTGAGCAGTGTGGGCAAGCAGACGTTCACGATTACGCACGCCAATAATGGTCAAACCGACCGGACCTTCAGTTATGCCGTTTTCGGCTGACGAGGAGCATGAGCTTTATGTGAAGTGGTGCAAAGGCGAGATGCAGGCCGTCAAGTTTTTGCACGACATCAGCGAGATCTCGCAGATAGCCGATGACTTTGTAGACGGCGACGTGAGTGACTCAGAGAGCATGACGCGGTTGCTGCACCTGTCACTGGTGGAGCTGCCAAAAAACATGTTTTTCATTCGTTACTCAAATTGGCTGGTGCCGGTTATGAGCAGTTCAATGATGCTCTGGAATGCCAGCAACAACTGGAAAAATGAATTTGGGTTTGTGTATCGCGAGGCGCTTGAGCAGATCGTGGGCATCGTCGCGCAGATATGCGGCGGTCACGAACACGCCGTGCAGGTCACGAAAGAATTAAACGAGTTCTATCACCAGAAGCACGGTGAGGAATATAGCAATTGGTTAAAGGAAGTGAATCATGAGTAGTGTTGGTGGGGGCAGTCCACGTCCACAATATGTGACACAGACAACAAGCAGCGCGCCGTGGGATAAGCAGCAGCCCTATTTAGAACAAGGTTTTGAGGAAGCCAAGAAACTCTTGGAATCAGATGCGCCTCAATATTACGAAGGCGCAACCGTCGCACCCTTTAGCACGCAAACGCAAACTGCACTCGATCTGCAGGAGCAGCGCGCTGAGATGGGTAGCCCGTTACTAAATACTGCCCAAGACCAATTGATGAACACGATGCAGGGCAACTACCTCAACAACAACCCTTACCTGCAGTCAGCCATCGACGCGGCCAGCTCCGGCATCACGCGCAATTATCAGGAAGCAATACGCCCTGGCATTGACTCTACATTTGAGCGAGCAGGCCGGTACGGCTCAAACGCGTATCAAACCATGCAGGATCAAGCGCAGGACACGCTCGCAAAGAACCTCGGCAACGTGGCGAGCCAGCTCTCATATGCAGACTATGGTCGGGAGCGTCAGTTGCAGGATCAAGCCATGCAGCTCGCACCGGCGTTTGCGCAAGCTGACTATGACGACATTAAACAGCTCGGTGACGTTGGCTCGATTTATGACGCGCAGGCGCAAGCAGAGCTGAGTTCCGACATAGACAGATTTAATTTTGAACAGACCAAACCATACAACAAACTCGGCCAGTATTTGGCAATGATCCAAGGCGGCTATGGCGGCACGCAAAGTCAGACCACGCCCTATTTTAGTAATCGCGGAGCCAACATGTTGGCTGGCGGTCTCGGCGGTCTCGGCGCAGCCGGTCGGCTGGGCATGGGTGCTGGTAACTTCGGCACCTGGGCATTGGGCGGTCTCGGCGCGCTTGGAGGGCTGCTGTAATGGCGAGAATGGCTCCAATTTATCTAGATGACTTGCGTCCACCATTAGGCGCAACGCGCAGCATGAGCAGCATTACGACACCTCGCATGATCCCTGGCGCAGTAAAGCCGCGCTCTGTGCCCATGAGCGCAGCGCCGGTGTTTCCAGGCCAGCCACGGCCACCGATGCCAACGGCCGCACCGCAGATCGAACCCATGCCGCAGCGTCAGCCAATGGCGCAGGTAAAACCGGCCGCTGCGCCCTCGATGGCCGCTGCAGCTCCGGCCGCAGGCGGCGGGTTATTGAATGCTAACGTCGGTGCAGGATTGTTAGGAGCTGCCAGCAAGATCGGCGGCGGTCCTACGCGCTTGCCCGTGTCGCTCGGATCTCAGATCGGCCCCGCATTAAATCAATTTGCGACCGATTACCAAGCGTCGCAATTGGCCGCTGAGAAGAAAGCGCGAGAAAATGCGTTAATTCAAAAGTACGGGCCGGAGGCGTTAGTGCCTGGGGCCATTGGAGAGATAATTAAGGGCAGAGAAGCGCAACGCGCACGGGACGCTTTAATGACAAGCCTTGGCGGTTCTTTGGAAGATAGTGCTAAAGCGCAAGTTGAGAAAAGCCTGGGCATGAGATTAACAGACGCGGAATTTCAGCAGATCAGAGTATCTATGGCGTCGGGTGACCCAAAAGTGGTCAGAACTGCTTTAGCTGGTATCGGTGACGATAAACGCAGCAATGAGAGAACATTGCGCACTGAATATTCGCGCAAGGTTGAGACAACAGGCAAAATTATCGGCGCTGCTAATGAAGCAAAACGAATGCTTGCTGAAAAAAGCAAGAAAGGCGTCGATGACCTTGCAACCCTCTATAACCTTATCACAGCATTAGATCCTGGCAGTGTGGTTAGAGAGGGTGAAATAGCACTTGGGCGGCAGATTATATCTCTAACTGATATGCTAAAATTGCGCATTGAGTCAGTTAAAGCGGGTCGCGTTTTGGCAGATACCGTTGCCAAAGAAATGCGCACAATGATTGTTGCTTTGGGTGAAAAGGCAGAGCAACGCGCAAAAGCTAACGAAGATTTTTATGGTTCTGAAGCTGATCGGTTAGCCATAGCGCGATCTGCTATTCTCGCGCCACGTCGCAGGTTATCTGGGACAGTATCGGAACGTAGTGGGATTCCTAAAGGCACTTTTAGCAGGTAATAAAATGAAATTAAGCGCAACAAAAGCTCTCGAACATTTGCAAAAGGTGCAAGAACTTCGAGCTGATGATTATTCTGATGACCAGATCAACGCAGCTTTAAAAGCCGATGGCATCCAAGTAACGGTGCAGGATTTAGATGATCACGCATCGTCTTGGAGCAATTTTTTCCGCACAATGGGTCAAGGTCTGTCATTTGGTTTTGGTGATGAAGCGATTGCTGGCTTGCGCTCAGCGTTTACAGACGAGACCTATGCAGACGCCCTAGCGCAAGAGCGAGCTGGCGTTGAGGGCTATCGAGCGGCAAACCCTGGTAAAGCGATAGCTGCCGAGGTGGCAGGCGCGTTGCCGATGGCACTTATACCAGGGCTAGGAGCTGCACGCGCTGCGTCGCTTGGTGGTCGTCTGGGGCAGGCTGCACTTAGGGGCACCGGTGAGGGCGCACTTTATGGTGCTGGTGTTAGTGGTACGTCTGAAACAGCCGGAAAAGACACGCTTGCAGATGATATCCGCTCTGCAAGTCAAAATGCTCTGATGGGCGCGGCTGGCGGCACTGTCATGCGCGCGGGTACAGAGGTTCTGGGACCAACACTGCGAAAAGGTGCAGCTCGGCTGTTGGGTACTAATGAGGCGCAACAAACAGCGCGCGACATTGTGCGAGACACCGCGCGGATGGACGGTAGTGACGTCGTGGAGCAACGCATAGATGACGTTTCACCTATTAATCGCCAAGACGTGCGGCTCGGCGATCTTACCGAGGGGCTGCAGGAACAAACTGCTGCCGCTAATTTTATGGGCGGCCCAGGCGCGCAAGTTATTAGGCCACAACTAAAAGCGCGCGAGGCCGGAGCGGGTGCGAGAATAGACGACGCGTTGACACGGGCAATGCGCACTCAAATGTCATTTAAAAAATACATGGCATTTGAGCTTAACGATATTTCCAAATATCAGCAGCTTGCGTCGCCAATGTATAACGACGCTTTTGATAATATGACACTGCTGCCGATTATGGATCAGCTCAAAAAACTTGCCAAAGATCCGCTTATAGCCAGCAAAGCTGTTAACAAAGCAAAACTGTTATCGGGCTTAGATGACTTTGACTTGGGTGCAAACGCTACGCCTCGAACATGGGAGATGATAAGGCGGGGTCTCGGCGACGTCATTGGCGATGAGACGGACTCACTTACGGGTAAAACCAGCGCGGTCGGTCAGCGAGCTGCTGCATTAAAGCGTGAAATTACGGATCTTATGGATAGGCCAGAAGTAGACACGGCAGGGCTTTTTAAAACAGCGCGTAACACTTTTGCTGATCCCGCAGCTCTTAAATCAGCAATGGAAAAAGGTCACAAATTATTTCGCACGCAGGATACTACAAAATTAGGATATGGGTTAGCTGACATCGAGCAGATGACGCGCGGGGAGAAAGACGCTGTTTTAAAAGGCGTCGCCTATTCAATTAAAGATTTATTGAACAAAGACAACAAAGCACCCCGCATCATGCGTCAAATAACGACCGGTGGACGTGCTGATATATTGCGCGCGCTATTACCTGATGAGGGCGCATATAATCAATTTATGGCTAAGCTCGATGACGAGCTGATGATGCTGGAGACCTCCGGCGACATACTGCGCGGATCACGTACTGAACCGTTACGCCAAGCTATTCAGCGCGTGCAAAAACAAGCAGGCGGTCTTACCGCAATGTCGCCGCAGGGTTTTATCAGCTCCCTGGTGTCCCGATTGCGTGATGATGGCGAACAGGCAACGCGAGAGAACGTGACACGGTATATGGCAGAGATGCTGATGACACCGGTTGCTGATGCCAAGAAGATATCCAGTATTTTAAAAGGCAACAAAGTAGACCGTATCTATGAAGCGGTGCGCTCTGTATCTGCTGCAATGTCAGAAAAGGTCGGGCGTGTTACGCCGACAATAGCTGAACAGCAATTTCAATTATCACCGTTTTAGGATTAGCACATGGCCGAAATTGTAGATCTCAACGTCACCGACGGCAGCAATACTGCCCGTTTCCCAGAGAACCAGCTACCGAGTACCGTGAACAATGGTGCGCGTGCGCTGGAGGGTATGATTGCCAGATGGCACAAGGACACCAACGGCTCGGTCGCTGTCGCAGGCACAAATACATACACCGCAACTATGAACCACGACACCGGCACAGCTCTTTATGACGGCCTGGAGTTCGTCGGCGACTTTGCAAACGCCAACACGGGAGCTGCGACCATCAACCTAACGCCACACGGCGGCTCGGCGCTTGGTGCGAAGGCAATTGTGAAGAACGGTTCGAGCGCGCTTAGCGCCGGTGATATCGCGGCTGGCGCGAAAGTCGCGTTGATCTACGACGGAACTAATTTTCAAATGATGTCGCCATCTGCTGTTACGACTACGGTCGAAGACCCTGTGGTTATGGCAATAGCTCTAGGATAGGAAAAAATCATGGCAAATACTTTTAAAGTGGTCACCAAGGCGGGGGTCACAAGCGCAGACGTTATTTACACGGTGGCATCATCGACCACCACGATCATTTTGGGGCTGATGCTGGGCAATACCACAAGCGGCTCGGTCAATGCGACCGTCACCCTGGGATCCGATACGGCCAACAGAGCTGGAGCCAACGACGAGGCTAACCAGGATGTGGAGTTGATTACTACTACTGCAATACCTGGAAATACCACGCTTGATTTGTTGAGCGGCAATAAGGTCGTTATGGAAACAACAGATACCTTGAGCGTCACAGGATCAGGTGCGCTGGATGTGGCATTGTCGGTTATGGAGATTACATAATGAGATTAATTGGACCAGCACCAATTACGGGGCAAGTCAGCACTAGCCAGATTGAGGCCAATGCTATTGACGGCACGAAAACGAAAGATGCCCTCATTGGCGATTATTCAGACACGACGATTACATCTTCAGACCTGCTCATGTTCGGCGATCAATCGGACTCAAATAATACCAAGCGCGATACTGTCCAGGGCATATTGGACTTGGCGAGTGCGGGCGATTTTTTGCTGTACCATCACACCGCCGCATCTAACACGGCTGGCGATACTTATGCCAACGGTGCGTGGCGTACCGTAACATTAGACACAGAAGTCTATGATACTGGAAATCATGGCTCGCTTAGTACAAATGTGATTACGTTGGCGGCTGGTACATACCGCGTTACTGGGTATCACGTTATCGCATCTGCAAGTAGTACCGCATACATGGCAGTAAGATTTAGAAATACTTCAGATTCGTCAACTGTCGCCACCAGTGGCGTTATTGCCATCGAACAAGATCGGCCAGTGATCCCTATATGTCGCAATCGGTTTACTATTTCTGGCTCAAAGAACTTTGAACTCCAAGTGTTCCCAGGAAGTAACAACGGATACGAATCAGCGGGTGGGCCGGTAGATAACGGTGAGGCAAATATTTTCGGCGTTGTCTACTTGGAGAAAGAGTGATGAAGATTCAGTATTCCCTTTGTTTGCAAGAATTATTTCCTGATCAAGTTTTAACTTACCGAGACGCAAGCAGTTATGCGCGGCTTGTTGAGACATGGGGCGCGGGCGATCCAGACATCCCCACCGAGGATGAAATTAAAGCTAAGTGGCCTGACGCATTGAAAAAGTGGGAAGCGAGATAAGGATAATGGCTTTGCGAGCCGCTCTAATAGTCGCCTTCGTGGCGGCTTTTTTTGTGCCTCGCGCACAGGCAATGGTCTGCTTTGATCAGAGTGGCTACGAGAAATTTAAACGACAGTTTGAAGAGCGCGAGATTGCGAGGGGCACGCTCGGCAAAGGTGACGAATTGCGGATGCTGCTTTTGTCCAACCACGACACGGGCACCTGGACAATGGTCATTGTGCGAAAGGACGGGCTGATGTGCCCGTTTTCAAGTGGGAATGAGTTTGAATTAATTAGACCGCGTATTGAAGGTAAGCAGGTAAAATGGACGCTCTGACAATTGCCGCAATCGGCGGCAGCATATCTGCCGTCAGCAAGGCAATATCTGTCGTGAAGCAATCCATTGATGCAGGAAAGGACATATCCGAAATAGCTGGCAGCATTGACCGGCTTATGAGCAGCCACGATCAGGCTGAAAAAGCTCTGAGGGCAAAGGCCAAAGCAAAGGCAAAACCAAAATCTATTTGGGACAAGCTTATACGATCTAAACTTGGTGATGACGATTCTGATACATCACTAGCGTCTGCTGCAAGTCTTGAAATAGCCGAGCGCAAAATGAAGCAGCAGATGCGCTCACTAGAAATTCAACTGAATAAATCTTTCGGGGCCGACACGTGGCAATCCATATTGGACCGGCAAGCCAAAGCGAAAGAGGCTAAACGGGTTATGCTTGAGAAGGGCAAAAAGTTGGCTGATGAGCGCAAGGCCAGAGAGGCTCTACAGCAACGCTCGCTGTTCAAGAAGATAGCCATTGAGTTTGGCAAGGTCATTATCGTGGGTCTTTTCTTGGTCGGCATGGTTCTGTTGTTAATGCACTTAAAGGCATCCAACTGATGGACGGCACTGTCGATTTAAAGCTGATCATAACGCTCTTGGGCGTAGCGGCCTCAGTGTTTGGTGGAGCTGCCGTAGCCAAAGCGAATATCAAGCAAGCGCTCGACCAAATTAAAGATCTCGAATCTCGTGTACGCGATTTAGACTCGCGAGCTGATCGAGCGACGACACAGATCGAGACCCAGGCGCAACGAGTATCGATCTTGTCGGGGATGGCAAGTCCTGAAAACCTCCGACGAGATCACATGGAGCTGGCGCGGCTAATTTCGGTCACAGAACAAAACACCGCGGACATCAAAACACTCGCATCAATGCATAACGGCTCACATCCCAGTGTGAAGGAGACATAATGCTTGGACTTGTAGACAGCGTTGTCGGGGTGGCCGGCAAGGTCTTAGATAAATTCGTTGAGGACAAAGATCTCAAAACCAAACTAAACGCCGAGCTAAAGAGCCAGATGATCAGTCTCGATTTTGCACAGGCTCAGGCCAACATCGAGCAAGCGAAGTCGCCTTCCGTTTTTATTGCTGGTGCTCGTCCCGCCATCATGTGGATATGCGCGTTCGGCTTGGCGTGGCAGTTCGTGCTGCAGCCAGTCGCAGTGTGGGGCATCGCTCTATCAGGTGCCGACATTGACCTGCCATTTATTCAAACAGAGGGACTGATGTCATTGACCCTTGCACTTCTGGGTCTCGGCGGCATGAGGTCAGCAGAAAAATGGAAAGGCGTGTCACGGGAAAATATGAAGAGGTCACGATGATCACACAGGATTTAATCGACTCGGTTAAATTAGGGGAAGGGTTTAGCCGGACTGTATACACGGATTCTCTGGGCCACCTTACAGTGGGATACGGCAAGCTGGTAGATCCAAATGTTGCTGGTGCTGGTCTGACGGAAGAACAGGCCGAGCAATTGCTAAGAAGTGACCTCGAAGTTTTTGAGGAAGCGGCCGAGCGTGTCGTCGGCTCGGAGGTGTGGAGCTGGCTCAGCCAACGCCGTCGCGACGTCCTGACCGAAATGGCGTTTAACATGGGGCCAGGAAACCTTGCCAAATTCACCAACATGATCGCAGCGCTTGAGGAACAGGACTACGACCTTGCCGCTTCCGAGGCCCTCGACAGCCGGTGGGCTAAACAAGTAGGCCAGAGGGCCGAAAGACTTGCCCAAAGACTTCGCGGATGAACGCAGATTTACCGGCGCGCTCTGCGAGCTGCGCCTTGCCCAGTGGTTATTAGAAAACCAGTATTGGGCATTCTCCCCCGTAATCAATCACGACTCCCCCATCGACCTAGTCGCCGTCGGTCAAGACGGCGAGGTCTTGCTGCTCGATAGCAAGGCAGACAACATGCGTGTCAACAAAGGTCGCATTTCCCCCTCGCGAATCTACCGCCCAAGATCTGAGCTGCAGAAGCGACTCGGTGTTAAAATTGCCTACGTTGCAGCCGACGGCACGGTCTCAATCACCGACCACGATTGATGTTGCCAGATTATTTGCAGACGGGTCTGCGATGAGTCTGTAAACGGTCTCCGAGGTCTTGGTGCCTTGTTGACTGAATTGGTTTTTTTTAGTAGGAATTATCAGCGCTGTTTTTGGTGGGTGACGCCAGTAAAAACCGCTAACTTGTTGAAAATATTGGGTAATATCAAAACGCCCAAGATGGTGAAAGTCAGATTTTCATTCTGGCAACACGGGTTCGAATCCCGTAGGGGTCACCATTTCTTTTCAATGACTTAGCAGGTTTTTACCTCCCCCCTCAAGCAGCGGGGTCTGCGGTGAGTCTGTAAACTCGCGCAGATTCGTGAGTCTGCAAATAATCTGGCGGCATATTTTGTTTGCAATAGTAAGTAAAAATTACTAATATCTTACTTGTCAGCGGCGCTGTTGCCGCTTTTTTGAGAGGAGAGACACAATGGAACAATTATTTTTTAGAGACGGTACACCGGCTGAGCCGCAAGAATTTACTTCAAAAGGCAAGCCGCTTGCTTTGAACACTTGCCGCCGCTGCGGCGGTGGAGGTCGCTTTGGCCCAGAGGTTATTTTTTCGGGCAAGTGTTTTGAGTGCGAAGGACTTGGCAAATCATTGGTTCGCATTCGCACTGCTAAAGAAAACGCAGCTATGGATCGTGCAAACGACCGCCGCCGAGCCAAAAAAATTGCTCAGCAAAAAACTGATGCCGAGATCCGCAAGATCAAGAAAATGCGGCACGATGTGCGGCGCGGGTTTTGGGCCATCGAGGAACTTCACGCCAAAGCCGACCGCCCAAACAATTGGATCGGTGAGAAGGGCGAGCGTCGTGACTTCACCGGCACGGTTCGTTTTATCGCGAGTGGCGAGGGCAACTGGGGAACTTGGTTTCTTACTGTCATCGACACTGACCAGGGTGCAGTCCTTTGGTGGAACGCTTTTGCTGACGTGTCCAAAGGCGACGCAATCAAATTTAAAGCCACCATCAAAGATCACACTGAGCGTGACGGCGAAAAGCAGACCGTCGTTAACAGAGCAAAGGCGGTGGCCTAACGGCCCCGCCCAGAGAGGAGAGACACAATGGCTAAATACAAAATTTTTCAAATTCACTTGACCAATAACGAGGTCGCCCACGTCAACGCGCACGGCCACGACTCGGTCGATAAACAAGTGGCGCGGCTCGACCTTATGTCACCTTATCGTCACGACGACGTTTTGCCACTGGTGCGGGACGCTTTCGACAAAAATTATTTCAAGCACGTCGCAAACATCACGGCCTCGGGCCTGGAAGACGTTTTTACCATTGGCAACGGTTATGGCGACAAGGAAGATGTCGAGCTTCTCGACAGAATGCACAGCCTTAGCGTCGGCGATGTAGTCGAGGACGACACAGGCACGCGGTATTTCGTAAACACTTCTGGTTTTTTAGCGGTGGCTTAACGGCCCCGCTATTGAGAGGAGAGACACAATGACAAAACGAGTAGTTCACGGTTTACCGATAAGCGGCATCGATCCAGAAACTGACAAGCCTGCCATCGACAGCTTGGCTGGCGGTAGCTTCCTCGCGACGTATTACTACACCCGCCCTGGTCAAAAGAAGATCAGCGACGAGCAGATCGACCGCGCCATCGAGCTGGTCGGTGACGACGAGGTGTTTTTCTTGGACAACGGCGCTTTCACCGCATACCGCTCCGGTGAGCCAATCCACGAAGATCCCGATTACATCGACGGCTTTTACGATTGGGCCGAGAGCGTCATGGACCGCTGCCCCCAAGCCGTCGCGATTGTGCCTGACGTCATTGGCGGCACTGCCGAGCAAAACTGGGAGCTGGCATCTCAGTTGCCTTGGGATCCAATGCGGTCCTGCTACGTCTGGCACTTGCATGAGCCGCTGGAAGTATTGAAGCGCATCATTGAGGAAGGCTACGCCTATATCGGGTTCGGCAGCTCCGAAGAATATTGGAAGGTCAACAGCCCAATCTGGCAGGACCGCATCGACGCTGCCTTCGCATATTTGGATGAGCTGTTCGCCGACGAGGATTTCGCTCAGACATATGTGCGCCCACAGATCCACATGCTGCGCGGCATCAGCGTGCAACATGCTTACCGGTTCGACAGCGCTGACAGCGTCAACCTTGCGATCAACTGGAACCGTCAGCGCAAGAAGTCTAACGAGCAGCTCGGTGCCTTCCGCGCTCGCGTCGAGAGCAAGGCGAGCCAAGGCGACGTCTTTGGTGATCAATCAGCCTGGGGTACGCCCGCCGACGCCGGTCGATATGCCGGTTACCGCAACGCGCAGCTCCACTTGTTAGCCTATCAGGCTGAGCTGCGCGCTAACGATCTAACCTTCATACCCCAACAATTCCGGCGCGCGGCCTAACGGCCCCGCCACTGAGAGGAGAGACAAAATGACTAACCCAATTCAAACCCCCGCCGAATATGCCGCAACTCTGTACGAGGATGGCTACCGCGCCACAAGCCGCAGCGACTCTGACTTAATCGTTGAAGGTTTAAAAGCAGAATTGAAATTTCATTTGGGCTACGCGCTGGAAGTGCTGAACGAATTGGAAGAGATCGAATTTAAAAACGAGGCAACCAGCCCCACATGCCGCCAGAATACTTTTGCAATTATGCAGACCAAAAATGCGCTCGACACCGAGACACCGGATAAGAGTTAGGTAAATCTCGCATATCCCACCAGCCCCTGGCGATTAAATTCGCAGGGGCTTTTGGGGTGTCTACTTTATGAGAGGAGAGACACATGAACCCACAAGACCTCACCGCTCGCATTGTCGAAGTGGTCGCCGCCATCGAGGCGTCTGCCGCGACGGTCGAGCAAGCCGATGCAGCTCACGCCGAATGGACTGAGCTGCAGCAGCGTAACTGCAGCCACTTCGGAGATCCGGCGCGCGCCAAGCGTCTGGTCGCCGGAGCGGCGATGCAACTTTACCTCGACCGGCGTGAGCTGGTCAGCTTGCAGCGGCTGCTGGGCACGCACCTCGATCTAGCAGCTTAGAGGAGAGAGCTAATGTTCATAAGGAAACCAACAAGCATTCGGAAACCGCACAATCATTTAGCGGGGTATGTTTTCGAGAGAAAACATCCTGCCGGTCACATTGTTTGTTTTGTTGCCGAGGCGGCTGGCATCGATGCCGACCATAAATATGTTGTTACCCTGGAGTCGGACGATCCTCGCATTGGCCCGTCTTTCACGTCGCTGCCCAAAGCAAGGTTGTTTGTCCATAAAGAACTAGCAGGAAGGAGCGGTTGGGATTGGCAACTTAATTAATTTCTGTTTAACAAAAGTGCCCAGGCCGCGCGCAAACGCGACCTGGGCGTGTCACCAATTATCAACCTTTGAGAGGAGAGACAAAAGATGACGACAGAAGACTTACTTGAGATTCCCGACTTTTTAAACCGTAAACTTTGGTCGCCGGAGCGGTGTCAATACGCGGCGGGAGCGGCGTGATGGCAAAGCTCGAACACAAGCGCATCAAGCTAGATGAGGTAGCTCGATTTATCGAGCTGTATCATCATCACAGCAAGCCGCTTAAGCGTCACTTCTTTGCTATTGGCGCAACGGCTGAAGTATCGCCCTACTGGCCTCCCCACGATTTTTGTTTAGTCGGTGTGGCGCAGGTAGACAATTGCACGTCTGCATGGTCACGGCGCTATGACCACCTAGAGCTGCGTCGCCTCTGCATTGCACCGCACGCACCACCTAACACTGCCAGCTTTCTTATTGGCAAAGTAACGCGCGCTTGCTGGGCAATGGGTGCAGAGGTGCTTGTCACTTACACACAACCTTATGAGAAGGGCACCGCCCTGGTTGCCAGCGGCTGGTGGATACAGCAGCGCGCCAAGATGGTGAAGTATGAAAGCGGCCGCATGGAGGGTGGCCTGATGAGATGGGTCACAGCGCGCAGCGTTGGGCCAGACAAGCGCGACCGAGAAAACACCAAACGAATTATTTCCGAGACTAACCAATGGTGGGCTGAGAACAGTCAGGCCGCTTAATTATTGAGAGGAGAGACAAATGTTATCAATGAGAACCTACACATCGAGATCAAAGAAACGTGCGCTTTGTGTAAGCGGCCCAGAGCTGCAGCTTGTCGAAGGGCAGAAGACAAAGTGGTTTCCCAATACCCAAGCAGGGCAGCGAGAGGCAATGGCGTTCATGGAAATCTGCTATGAGCAAGCTGCTGAAAAAAAGCAGTGGACTGACCACAGCGACACACCGCTATTTGGATCACCCGACGAGCCAGGAAGTTTCTGTCACAAGTTTATTGAGTACGAGACCAGTCGCACGCTGCCGAGCATTGGCGACCTTTCTATGGTTGAGGTCAGAGAAAAGGCGTGCGCGCTACGCCAGATCGGTGAGTTCAAGCATGACGGTGTCAAGCTGCGCGATGTAAAAATTGGAGACGTGCAGCGCGGCGTGATCATGTCCGACATCGTGCAAAAGATAGCGGCGTTGGGTGCCAAGGCGACGGTCAAACGAAAGTGGACCTATTTTAAGCAGCTCTTCGACTACGCGGTTGCTTGTGATCAAATTAAGCAAAACCCGTGCGCATTTAAAAATGGCAAAATGCCATTTCACGGTAACACGGTCTCTCACACTGAGCGGCTCAACGATCTAGATGAGGTCATTGCTAAAGTCCTTGAACATGCACCAGAGCGCTACAAACTTGCTATGATTTTTGCAGCATACACTGGCTTGCGAGCGGGGGAACAAATTGCCCTCACTTGGGATGATATTGATTTTAAGCGCAAGAAAATCAACGTCGATAAGGCTAAGAAAAAGACTGGATTGATTGGTTGTCCAAAAAGCACGCGCGGAAGGCGCAAGGTTGATTTGCCGCCTAACCTCGCGTTGCTGCTAAAAAAATGGGAAGTCAATCAATCACCGGCTGAGCGTCAAAAACATAATTTGGTTTTCCCGACGCAGTTCGGTGACTATGCCAGTACAGAGACTTGGCGGCGCAGCGGCTTGCACAAAGCTTGCAAGAGTGCTGGAGTAGAAAACATACGATGGCATGATTTTAGACACTTTTATGCCTCAACGGTGATTTTTAAATTTAACACGTCGCCGCAAAAGGTTTGTCGGTCAATGGGTCATCACGACTTTTCGTTCACGCTGAGACAGTATGGTCACTGGTTTGATCAGTTGCAGGACGATAGCGAACTTGGCGATCAGATTTCGGCATTAATGGGAGGAATGTAAGATGACCAAAAAAAGTGAGTCTGATTATAAACGCAATTTTCCGCACCACGCTGAATTGCTGCTCAATGATCAGGATGTCCGATTGAGATTGACGCAAGTCTTTGCCTTGTCGCAAACTTTTTTAAGTTTGCTGACGGCGAAAAAAAAGGGCGATGCAATGCATGCCTATTTCGCTCGAAGCGCAACGCATCGGGCTATGTTCCATACTCTCTCCAAAGAGTTTGCAAGCACGATGCTCGGCGGTGAGAAGGACAAGCCTTGGCAATCAATCGTCAGCCCTTATTCGATAGGAGTGCCGCTAAACGTGCTGTTGTTGAATATGGAATTAGCGGAGGGCAAAAAGTTACGCGCATGCCAAAATATTATAAAGGATGGCGTTGCGTTGAAATTTTTATTTCAGGCAGTAAATCGATTTGATAGTCGGGAAAAACTGATTTATGTCAGCCCACACGCCTTCACCAAATATTTGCTTAAAGAGACCGCCATGATTGATGAAATCGTTGAGCGCTCTGGAATTGCTGAGGCTGAGCAGAAAATTGCGGCGAGAAATCAAGCCCATCCGTCGTGGAAAACCGAGATCGAAAACAAACTGAATGCCGCGCTGGCGGCCGATGACGCGAGATAGGTGCAGAGATGCATGCAAAAAATACATGTATATTTTGCCGACGATAATTGTTTGTTAAAAAATAAAAGTGTGGTCTCTTGATAGTGAGAGGAGAGACCAATGCAAATAACAAACAAATTTTTGCGGGAGGTATCTCAAAACGAATTAGATCTAATGGACTTGTACGACGAGCTAATTTCCATCCGGCGACTTGATGCAGATTATCCAGCGTGTGACCACATTTTAGATTTGTTACGAGATACGCTCAGCAGCGAAATTGAAACGCCCCTTTAACGGGGCGTCTCTTTTTTCAATTCAGCTTGGATCAGAAAGTCGATGTATTGTCGAGCCTTGTTTAGATCGACAACGCCGCCCTTGTCCTGGTATCGGGAAATATATTTGACGACGTTACCCTCACAATAACCAAGCTCATTAGACATGATGAAATCAATTGGCTCGATGCCGCCTCGACTTACGTAATGCTTCGGCCGTGTGATCGGGTCATAGTCAGGCGTGACGCATTCATCACACAGCTCGGTCGAGTCGCCCACGCGGATGAAGTGATTGCCGCCGCACTTTGCGCATTCACTCATCTTCTGCGCTCTCAAACTGTTTGAGATCCGCGCGGCGAATGTAAAACTTTTTGCCATCTTTGAAGATATGGACGTTGTTGCACTTGAGCAGCTCGACCGTGCGGTTGCGGCTTGTCCGGTTTTCGTTGCCCCATAGCAGTTGCGCGGCCTCTTTGAGGCTTACTAGTACACCGGCGCTCATGCCGCCACCCGATAGTCGTGGGTTACAGATCCGGCCTCGGGCGAGCCAACAAAGCAACCTCTGACCCAAGTCTTCTGACCGTTTTTAAATCGTCGCACATGGCCGCGCCTAAAATGGTATCGCTTTGGCGTGTATTCCTCTCGCGGCCCACTGTGACCAAGCGTCTCGCGGACAGGGGCAACCTTAACAACAGTGTGAGACACTAATGGCTCTTTGCCCTTGCGCACGCGGCTTTTATTTAAGCGGTCAGGTGCCTCAATATACTCTCTCTCAATGCCTTTAGAATCTAACCGGCCAAGTGCGCAAAGCATAAAATGGTACATACGCAATCCGACTTCCCCCCAATCCATTGTTATTTCTTTTTTTGAATCGGGGATTTTAGCTAGGTTAATGCAAGCCTCGCGTCCCTGTTGCAGAGCTTCCGCATAATGTTTTGAGGTAAATGACTCAGTTTGGTTGTTTTGCAAATGGTGGAGTTTGAGCCAATCTTTCCGCAAAACCATATCAACGTCATTTTTCAAATGATATTTAGCCAGTGATTCAGCGTCTCGGGGAAATTCAATAACCCATCCATTTGTTGTCCATGCTTTGAACTGCTCAATGTCAATAAATTCTAAAGCAAAAATGCCATTGGCCTCGTCGCGAACTGTCCAAGGGAGCTGTGAGGCTGTTCCAGACACCATGCTATTAATCGGTATTTGAGCAAGCCAAAGAACAATCTTTAACATTCCCCCACTTGCATCAAAGGTTTGGCATTCGAAAACGCTAATGGGTGCAGGCAAGTGTAAAAATTTTTCATAAAATGGCTCAACAGCAACCATCGACTCTTCATGCACTTGTTCCCAATCCATAAAACCAAAATCAAAGAATTGAGGTTTCCAATCAACTATTTCATTTGAGCCTGTTTTAACGTCTTGCATTCCGCTCAATAAATTTAGCATTTGGGAGCGGACATCGTCTTTTAACTTAAACGGTTCAGCCGAATAAAATTGAGGCTCAGTGTCTGACTCTGGATTTTTATTAAGCAGCGCCTGCCGGAGATTATGTATCTGCATCAGTAAAACTCCGGCATAGAAGCTAGAAATATGTAAACAACAAATAGCCCCGCAACCAAAAAGGCTAGGGCTAAGCATTCTAGAAAACCTTGGATCATCGATCTCTCCTCTCAATTGGTAAGACAGACCGATTACTCTCATCTGATGACAAGATCAACCAAAAACTTACGAAACGTAATTTTATTAAATCAGTAAAGGCGGGAGCCGACCACTTTGTGGATGTTGAGGATGGTCTCTGATTCGAACTCCAGCTCGCGCTCTGGGTTAAATTGAGAGCATATGACGTCGCCGTTTTTACGACGCTCGAATCTTTTAACAAGCGCCTCGATGCGGTCTTCCCGCTCTAGCTGGATGACAATGTCGTCACCTGGGCGCACGGGCACCCCAGGCTGTACCAAAAGGGTCTCACCTGCGCGGAAGCGCGGCTCCATCGACTCGCCGGATACCATGACCGCATAGGCGTCGGGGCTGTTCATTAGGTCGGTGGGGCAATTCATGAAATCGATGGGTGAGCTGACGTCGGTTATGTCAAAGCCAGCGCCACCTTGCGCTGAACCGTACACGGGCAGCTTGCGCCCAGGCGCGACCTGCGTCGGGCCGTTCTCTATCTGCGTGCCCAGCACTTCATTGACAGTGACGCCGAGCGCAGCGGCGATCTTCTCGGCCAGCTCCAGGCGCGGCTGCGCTTCCTGGCGCGTGTACCGGCGCAGGTTATGCGGCTGCACATTAGCGCGTCGAGCCAGCTCGCTCACGCTCATGGCGTGTTCAGCGGCCAGGATGGCAATACGATTTTGTCGTTTCATGTTTTCCCTTTCGGTGCGTTTTCGCACGAATTGGCACGAACCATACACACTTTGGTCATTGATTGAAAGTCAGAAAAACTTACGTTGTTCTGATGCTATTGAAAGACTACCTGACCGATTCTGAAATGACTGCTGCGGAGCTGGCGAGGCTGCTGAATTGCACGCATGTCAGTGCAAGCTACTGGCTGTCCGGCCGCACGCGGCCGTCGCCGAAACACACCGCACAAATCTATGACCTGACTGAAGGCAAGGTAACGGCCGACGATCTACAGCGCGGCTGGGAGCTGGCGAATGAGCGCTAGGAACAAGCAGCGCGGCTATGAGCTGGAACGTGAGGTTGTGGTTGCGGCCGAGGCTGCAGGGTTCGAGGCCAAACGCGTCTTTGGCAGCGGCCAGCACAAGCTGCAGCTTGGTGATGAGTTCGCCGGAGACGTGGTGATTGAGAAACTGCGCGTCGAGTGCAAGCGCCGGAAGTCAGGGTTCAAGGTCATCTATGACGCATTCATGCAGGACGACGCCGACGTTGTGGTCGTTCGAGCAGATCGAGCTGAGCGACTCTATGTCGTGAAGGAAACGACATTTCACAAACTATTGAGAGGAGAGACCAATGGCACTTAATGTTGTGCAAGGGACGGCGCTCGCGCCGCCTCGCATTCTGATCTATGGACCCCCAGGCGTCGGTAAGACAACGTTTGCTGCCGGAGCTGGTAAGGGGGTTATCTGCCTGCCGACCGAGGAAGGGGCCGACGTTGTCGGCATGGACCGCTTCCCGTTAGCGCAGTCGGTGCCCGACGTGATGGGGCACCTCGACCAGCTCATTAAAGAAAAGCACGACTACTCTGTGCTGGCGCTCGACAGCTTGGATTGGCTGGAGACACTGACCTGGGATCAAGCGTGCGCCGACGCTGGCGTTAAAAGCATCGAAGAAATCGGCGGCGGGTATGGCAAAGGCTATCTGGCCGCGCTTGCTTATCACCGAGCGTTGCTGGGTAAGATTACTATCTTGCGCAAAGAGAAAAACATGGCGTGCGTCTTGCTGGCGCATTCCCAAGTAAGGCGCTTTGAAGATCCGACGACCGAGGCATTTGATCGTTTTGAGATCAAACTGCACAAGCGCGCGTCGGATCTTTACACCGAGTTCTGCGACATCGTTGGGTTCGCCAATGTGAAAACGACGACGCGCGAAACGACCGGCGACTTTGGCAAGAAAAAGGTCAAGCCGGTGTCGAGCGGCGAGCGCGTCCTGCGCACGGCGTCGCGCCCCAATTTTGTAGCCAAAACTCGATACGCAATCCCCGACGAGCTGCCGCTCGATTGGAGCGCTTTAATCAATGCAATTAAAGGAAAGAAAAATGGTTGAGATTAATTTTGAAGTAGACACGGAAGCCGCGAGCGACAGCAGCTTTGGACCTATCACCCCAGGCGATTATCTGGGCCGCATCATTGCGGTCGATCAGAAGACGTCTACCTCGGGCAACGAATATTTGTCGGTCGAGATTCAAACTGACAAGGGCCGCGTGTGGGACAACTTAAACCTGTGGCACAGCAACCCAAAGGCCGTGGACATTGCCAAGCGCAAGCTGAGCGAAATCGGCGTAGCTGTCGGCATACGCGTAATCAAGGACACCGAGGAACTGCTCGCCAAAGAGCTGACCGTTAAAGTCGGGTTACGGAAAGACGATCCCAATAAAAACGAGGTAATCACCTACGCATCTGCATCAGCGGCTGGCCTCCCTGCAGCCGCCCCGTCGGCCCCGCCGCCTAGTGCCCCTGCTATCGGCACGTCGCAAGCGGCTTGGAACGGCTGACGAAACTTGCCGGTCGCTTACTCCATCGGGCGACCGGCGCTTTTTTATTATGGTAAAAATTGACATTGAACAATTTGACCCCGCGCTCTCGGCCGCACAGGCAGAGATGGAGCGGCGGGAAGCTGCGCGGCCGCGCCGCCTTCATCTTGGAATGAGCGGTGGCGGCATGTGTGCGCGGCGGCAGTGGTACGGCTGGCTATGGGCAGCAGCTCGCGCAATTCCATTTAAAGGTCTGAGCGCCATCGATGACGGTAATCGAGGTGAGGACGTCATTGCTGCGCGCATTCAAGGCGTACCGGATTTAATATTGCAGACCAGTGACCCTGAGACCGGTCGGCAGTTTGAGGTGACAGATGCCGGTGGTCATGTGCGCGGCCACTTTGACGGTATTGTATTTAATCACCCGACAGCTCCCAAGACGTGGCACGTCTGGGAATGCAAGGTGGTCAATGAAAAGAAATTCGCCGCGTTTAAAAAACTCAAAAGTGACCTAGGCGAGAAGGCCGCGCTAAAGGCGTGGGACTTTGTCTACTGGGTCCAGGCCCAACTTTACATGCTTTACGGCGGGTACAAGCGGCATTGGATTGTTGTGGCGTCTGCAGGGTGCCGCGATTGGGATTCGGCGCGCACCGAGCTTGATCGGAGCGAAGCGGAGTTCCTGGCCGAGCGGATGCGCACAATGGTTGAGAACGTGGACGAGCTGCCAGCTCGCGTCTCGGATAATCCCAAAGCATTTGATTGCCGGTGGTGCGACTTTAAAGCGGTGTGTCACGAGGATGCGCCGGTTGAACATAACTGCCGCACCTGTCGCTTTAGTAGCCCCGTGGACGGTCCTCAGTGGGTCTGTGAGCGCTTCGAGAAAACCCTGACACCGGACGAGCAGGTGTCGGGCTGCAGCTCGTGGACGGGGCGGGAGGTGCTTTGTGCGGCGTGAAAATGATTTTTACCCGACGCCGCAGGCAATCGTGGATCGGATTGTACGCCAGTTCAATTTTGTGGGTGACGTATGGGAGCCGTGCGCCGGTGATGGTCGTTTTGTTGAGGCGTTGGTGCCCAAGGTGCGCACGGTGATCTGCGGGGATATCGCGAGCGGCCAAAACTTCTTTCACTATGAGCGCGCACGGGCCGCGACCCTGGTGACCAACCCACCGTTCAAAGACATTCGACCTTTTATTGATCACGCGTTTCAGATCGGCGTGACGACAATGGTGCTGGTGTGCCCCGAGCGCCTCTGGGCGTGCAAGAAGGGTCATGAGCAGTGGAAGCGCCACCGGCCCACCGTGTGGGCCAACATGGATTGGCGCGAGGATTACCTGGGTAAGGGCGGCGCGCCTGATCGAGCGCTGGCTGTCGCCTATTGGGCAGCTCCACACAGTGCCGTTTGTGATTATCAGATCTGGGGGCGGGATGATTAAGTGTCCCGAATGCATGGGCGTGGGCCGCGTCGAGGAAGAATATGAGGTCGGCGGCTATTCGCCCGACCGGTGGATGGAAATACGCGTGCAGGAGGTTGAGTGCCCCCGCTGCCGTGGATGGGGCGCTTTATTGGGTGAGGTCGAGGAATGAGCTGCTGGCGGCATGATTGGCAATATATCGGTAATGGCAACGAATTCTGCAACCGCTGCGGTGAGCTGCGGCGCTGGAGACCGTTTTATGAGCGTCATTATGTCGGCCTCGTTTTCTTTAGCTTGGTGGCCGTTCTAATTCTGAGCGTTGTCACAAAAATCATAATGGGATCGTGAGATGGAATTTTTGACAGAGAGCTGGTTGCCGGTGGGCGTTAAAAAAATTGTGCGGCATCTGCACGGCCCCAAGTGGGAGTGGAACGCTACCGACCTCAACCCTTATCAAGACACCAGTAATCCCTGGAAGCCGCTGCGGGACGCCGAGCGACGCGGCGACATTTTGATGGCGCAGCGCAAGGTGGGGCCGTGGCATTACGAGCTGGTGGTAAAGGCGCGGCAGAAGTGACGCGAGCGCTTTGTTGGATTTGTTATCGAGGAGAGCGCGGCTTTGGATTTGATCCGGCGGTAGCCGGTAGGAGGGGGAAGAGGAGATGGTTTTGCAGTCGAGGGCACCAACTGATCGTGGAAAGGAAATCACTTATGGCTGATTGGACTGAAGCCGAGGAGGCTCATATTTGGGAGGGCATCAAGTCGGGCGGTCAGTACCTCGATGAGCTGGGCGAGACTGACTTAGCCAAGCTGACGCGCGAGCAGCTCGTTGCGTTTCAGAAATGCGTGCTTGCGACCGTCGTCGAGGAGCGGTTTCGCGGCGTTGACGACATGGATGACGAGATTCCGTTTTGACCTACTTTCTCATTTTATCTGTGGGTAGCGCCGTCGTGACGGCCGTGCTGCTCGGGTTGATCGTGGCTTATTTTGTGTGGATGAAAAAATGAAATTCTCAATTTTGATTATTCTTTTTTGGTGGAACCCGCTCGATGACGACGGTCGCGGTCATTTGATTAGTCACGAGGACGGCTTGCCGCTTTTCTTTAAATCTGAAGCGGCGTGCGTGGATCACGTTGAGGAAAATTACAACGGGCTGAAAAAATACATTGAGAAATATTACAGCGGCAAGGCGACGATCAGCGAGGTGCGCTGTGTGAGAAAGACCAAGCAGTGATACCGCCAGCCGACTGCCCCTGGTGCGGTGAGCATACGCACTTCAATTTTGTGAGGGGTCATTACGAGTGCCCGAGGTGTAAGCGGCCAGTGGCCGATTGTTGTGACGGAGAGAGGGAAGATGAGCAGACGACACTGCCTGACGAAAAAAGTTGAGACCGGTTTTGGCTCAGTGTTCTGTCACGTTGACGTGAGCGAGAATGCCAACGTGAAAGGCGTGCATATGTCGTGGCGTGCGAAGGATGAGAACAGCGCCTTAAGTGAGGCTTTGACTGATATCTCTCAGGCATTCCGCGAGCTAATCGATCAGGTGCATAGTGACGATTGAATCCCAGGCATTTGATCGGTGGGGCGAGCCGAATAGGCGGCTGTCTACACGATCGGAGCTGCGGTTCGGCCGGCAGGGATCTGTGGCCGTGCAGGTGTCCGGTGAAAAGGCGGGGGCATGGTTCGACTTTGAGGAAGGCGAGGGCGGTCACTTGGACGACGCTGTTGAGGTGCAGGAGCCAGCGCCCAATGCGCCTCGGTTGATTGTTAAAAAGTATGACTATGTGTCGCTGGATGGCGAGGTCGTGTACCGGCAGCGGCGATACATGCCCAAAGATTTTAGGCCAGACCGGCCCGACGGTAATGGCGGTTGGGTAGAGGGCCAGGGCTGTCTCGATGGTATCGAGCGCGTGCCTTATCGATTGCTGGACGTTGTCGATGCTAGTGACGTCATTATTGTTGAAGGCGAGAAAGACTGCGACGCCCTTGCGGAGCTGGGTTTCGTCGCCTCGTTCAATGGACCCGCAAAGTGGAGCGAGGTAGCGCATTACTTTGCAGGCAAGCGCGTCTATGTCGTGCCAGACAACGACCGAGCTGGCCTGCGCAAGGCGACAGATTGTTTAAACGCGCTTGATGGCGTGGCGGCCAGTGTCATTTGGTGCCCTATCTGCGAGGACATGGGCGAGAAGGCCGACATAAGTAATTGGCTGGCACGAAATGACAGCGACCGCCTCATGGCCCTGCTGCAGTCATATGACCAAGTGCGGCCGGTGCGCGCGTCAGGCTTCCGGCGTGCGGATATGGAAAGCGTCCCTGGCCGGAGCTGGCTGTATGGAAAGCACCTCATACGCGGCTATGTGTCTGCCACAGTGTCTCCAGGCGGCGTGGGTAAGACCACCTTGGAGCTGATCGAAGCTGTGGCACTGGCAACCGGTCGAGACCTGCTAGGGAAGCCCGTGCGTGAGCGTGTGCGCGTGTGGCACTACAACCTCGAAGATCCCAGAGACGAGCTGCTGCGGCGCGTGTGGGCCATCTGTGAGCATTTTAAGATAGACCCTGCGGAGCTGGAGGGGTGGCTGTATTTAGACTCGGGGCGCGACTGCAAGATGATCGTGGCCGAGCCTAAGAAAAGCATTGTTGTTGCGACCGCTGCGGTTGACCAAGTGATTGCCGAAATGCAGCAGAATAAAATCTCAGTGCTGCAGGTAGATCCATTTGTGAAATCACATTGGGCAGAGGAAAACGACAACAAGCAGATCGACGCCGTGCTTGACGTGTTCGGAGACATTGCCAAGCAGTGCAATGCGGCCGTCGATCTTGTCCACCACACCCGCAAGCCGCCGAGCGGCTTTGTCGCGACTGCCGGTGACATCAACACCGCACGCGGTGCAGGCGCTCTGACTAACGCAATGCGCTCAGCACGCACAGTGACACCTATGAGCGAGAAGGAAGCGACCTCGTTTGATATAGATCCGGCGCGGCGCGGCTGGTACGTGCGCGTCGATGACGCCAAGGGCAACATGAGCGCACCGGCAACCGAGGCCAATTGGTATGAGCGCGAGTCTGTCGAGCTAAGCAATGGCGACTATGTGGGCGTCATGGCTCCCTGGTCGCCACCAGACCCTTTTGAGGGGCTGGGCGTCGAGCGTGCCAAGTTTGCCCTCAACATGAT